TACGTCATCAGAATGGAACTTTATACTCGCTGCACAAAGATTGGACACTTAATGTGCCCACCTTTACCTGTAGGTCCATGTGCTATAACTTGTGCACCTTATCAATTCACACCTTGTATGTTCTTTGATTTTTTCAAAGAAGATTATCACAATGGATGGTTTACTGAAGTTCAATTGACTAATTTTTATGCTAGTCATGGGTATGGTTTCGGTGTTAGGCAGAAAGGCAGAATTTATAAGACAACAGATGCCAAGTACAAAATGTATGTAATTTATGACTTTGTTAATGAGAATCATTGGGATAAATCTGAAATAATTTTCTTGCAAGGGTTTAAATTTTCTACTATAGTAAAAACTATTATGATTTTAAAAGCAGCGATAAAGAGGAGAGTAAAATTCAATTTTGTTAATCAATGGCCTCTAAAGTATTATTTAGCAGCTGTTGTGTTGAAGAAATTTTTGAAGATTAGAGATAAAGAAAGAATAATGAAAGATCGAATCAGACAATTGATTGGAGATATTAAAAGTAGTGATACTGGAGATGAAGAGATTGATGAAGATGAAGAAGTGCGATCAGAAGAAGACTCTAGTGAAGAAGAGTCTGAGGAGTCTGATGATGATTTTGAAATGGCATGGGCTGATCAACAAATGGAAGTTAGTTGTTGTAAAGTACCTACAAGTGTCACTCCTGTTAATTTCAATCAAATTGCTAATTTGTTAACTCAATTTGATGGCACTGATCCAAATGTTGAATGTTTAATGAATATGTTAACAATTTCTAATCATTTCTTGGAGATTGCTCACCAATCAAGTGATATTAACTCAGATGCTATTGACTTTTTAAGGAAATATTTACACTTTAGGCATGATGTTTTCAATTTTATCTTTATTAAGTATGGCTTGATGTCCCTCTGTTTATTCAATGATGAAAAGCCTTTGCCCTATATTGATAGTATTAGAACTCCAGATCATTATAGATTACGTGAAGATGAAGAACATGGGAAAGTTATAGAGATATATGAGTTTACTGTGGTTCAAAATAAATTAAGGGCCAATTTCCTGAAAGGTGTTGATGTTAATACTTCAAAATATAAGAATGAGATTAAGATGTTAACTGATAGAGGATGGCAGGTAATGTATTTCCCTGTTTTCTATTCACTAACTGATACTATTGAAGATAATGTAAAAAATTGGGAATTACTCGGTTTTGACATATCATCTGATTTGCTCACACATGTCAAGGACTATGCAAAGCATATAAATCTCGAATATAGTTACCTCTTCAGTTTAACTTTCCAAGAGAACTTGAGCAGAGAAATGCCAGAAGCTGAAGAACAATTGAATTCATATTCATATGTTGATGATAATTGGCATTTTAAAATAGTGATTTGTGATAAAAGATTATTTTATTATCTTAACAAATTGATAAAAGACTTCAATTTTGACATTAGAGATAATTATTTCATTAAAAAGTCCAAAGCTGGTAGATTTTACGTACAATTTGCACACCGGACTAATAAATCAGGAATACCAGGAATTGTGATGAATAATTGCAAACATGATGAAGGATTACTGTATAAAACATTTAGTCATTTAGTTCAAGGTATTGATAAATGCTACATTAGAGTTAGATCAGTTATTAAAGACATTGAATTTACACCTACTCATGGATTTCAAACCAAAGCTACAAGGATCGATGTTACTACTATTGTAAAAAACAATAGGAATCGTAATTTGATAAGTATGTATCAGAGTACCAAAGTTGATGATTATTTGAATTCTAATTCTATGGATCTTTTGAACACTAAAAATGATAAGGATCAAATAATAGCATCATTGAATGTTTATAAAAATAAGTTAGATGGCAGGTATGATTCAAATATAGTGGGCAATCGTGTTGAGATCAATGCAAGAAGATCTTTTTTAACAATGATTGACACTTCGAAAGTCAATGACATATCTTATGATTCCAACATAATATTGTCTTTATTGAATATAGTTGATGTCAAAAGTAATGTCTTGAAAAGCATATATGCAAAAAGGAGTCAAATGAAATATAATGTCAATAATGAATTGTCTGAAGAGTCATTAACAAGGAAGGTATTATATAAAGATGCAGCAAACAGTTATTATTATAAATTAGGCAACGATAAGAATGTCAAATTTAGTCATTTATTCCATCGGGATGATTTTGAGGATTTAAAGAAAGCCAAGGACAATATGATTAGGGCACAAAAAGATTTTATTGGAAGTATCAATAAAGCTAAAGACAAAGGGATCCGTTTGTCAGTTGATGAATTGAATGAATTTAAAAAAGAAACTGATTGGACTAAGAATTCAGGTTACAAAGTTTATCAAGGGCCTATGAAAAATTTAAATGAGTTGTTTGAAATATCAAAGCATTTAACAAAAGCTATTAAGTTTAAGTTTGAATTGCCCAACAATGACTTTGAAGCAGATTTTATCAAAGTATTGAAAGATAAATGTTTAACTGAATTAAATGATCAATTTAATGAATTGGCCAGTACAAACTTATTCAATTCTTTAGTTTTCCTGGCTAGACTGGCTTATACTTTGATGGCTTTGTCAAATCAAACGTATAACAGTAAATTCATAAAATTGGATAATTTGGGATTAACTGATGTTATATTGGCAGTCAAAGGTGGTAAAAAGATAACTACTACTAGGAAAACTAAAATATTCAAATTAGTATATCCAACTCATGATAATATGCAAAATTGGAATCCAACTACTTTCAAATCCGGACAGTATAGTTTTGATGAGACTCCATGGATGCAATTGAATCAAAATCAGTTGTTTGACATGCTATCTGCTCCATTCAAATTGCTTTCTAATTATTGCAGTTTAAGGGAAACACATGATGTAGACACTTCTTTCAATATTGTCATTATGCCTAGCTTATTGCTGTTGCATAATAGGAGGAAAACAGAAATACTATTGCACAATATGAGATATATATGTGTCAATCCGTTAGCTGTCTATTCACAAGTGGGCAAGATGCTTGAAGAGTTTGCTGATTCATGCTATACTGCCTTTGATCATGCTATTAAATATGGGTTATACACTTATTATATAAAGTATTATGACACTATTCGTGTATGGGCAGAAAATGAAAGCAACGACAATTTGATTTTTAATCAATCAAATATTCATCATCCTTTTATGAATCGGAACTTAGAAAATATAGATGATTTAACATACACCATTTATTCGACTTACATGATGTCAAAAGGAGCATATGAGCAAAGTCTTGAACAGGTTTTGAATTTGAAAGGCATTATGAAAACTCATCATGAATATAGTAATTTAAATAATCCATGTGTTATTTCTACTTTCCAAGGGAATAATGTCGAAACTATTAAAGACAATGATTTCTCATTTAACAGAGAAGTTTGTTACAATGTTGGGAAACTGTTAGCCTCTGAATTGAGACATAAAAATTGTGCAACTGCTTTGAATATCAAATGGTATAATCTGTTGCAAACACCAGTTGACAGTATGGCTAATAATAGAGGATTAAGATTCCAAGGGAAAGAATTCTTTGGTCATAAAGGCTATTTTATTATATATAAACAATTGTTGGAAAATGAATTTGACAAAGTTGCAGAAATTTTAAACATGGAAGATAGTTTGAAAAAACATAAAGCACTAAATTTATTGAACAAAACATTTTTCACAGAACAAAATAATCATAAGTTAGAGAAAGTGATGATGCATGTTGTGGACAAAAGCCAGCGTGGTGGTGGTAGGGAAATTTATGTAATGGATTATATTACCAAATTGTATCAAAATCCAATCGAAAAATTGTTTAAGTTTTTATGTGAATTTATTGACAATGAATTGATCAGCGTGCCATCTGCTAGAAGAGCTGGCCTTATTCATAAAAAATGTTTTGAATACAGATCAACGAAGTATGATACATATTATATGACTTTGGATTGTAGGAAATGGGCTCCTAAAAGCAATCCAGAGAAATACTTATATATGATTTTAGGAATGAGGGAAATATTGCCAGAAGATTTTGTAAAATCTGTGTTTTATTACTTTGGTAAGCATAAATCTAAGCAGATACATTTAAGGAAGGAGATTTATGATAAGTTTGTGAGTAATCCAGAAAATGAATTGTATAAAGGTTATTTTAAAATGAATGAAGATCAAAATAGTGCTTATTTCATTATGCCCTATAGTTTCGTTATGGGAATTTTCAATATGTTAAGTAGTTTATTGCACGCAGGAGGGCAAAAATATGCAAAGTATTTGATAGAAAAACCTTATTTAGAAGATAAAATCAATATAGACTTTGACATGTTCGCACATTCAGATGATAGTGGAGGTAGGTTAAGCATACCTAAAGATAATGATATCAATGTGAGTTTAATAGTCGGAAAATATGAATTTTTAATGAAATGTTTAAATCATTTAATGTCAGTAAAAAAGTGTTCAATTAGTAAATCATATTTTGAATTAGTGTCTATATTGTATATGAATCATGAATTGCTGCCATTGTTACCTAAATTTTTGAGCAATATAAATTTAGTTTTCTCAGGTCAAGGATTAAGTAGTGATTTTAAACAGATTATATCTAAATCAATTGAACTATTATCCAATGGTGCTACACATTCTCAAGCATATAAATGTCAATTGATAATGAGCAATATGTATCGAAACTTTTATAGGGTACAAACTGACACTCAAATACCAGCACTTGGTGGATTTGCTAATAGTTGGCCTCTATTTTATCAGACTCATGGATCTAGTGTTGATGAAGTGCGTTCTATGATGCTCAATCCCAAATTCTTTAAAAAATATATACATTTTGCTGAAAATCACTTAGATTTTTCTGTAGTTGATGGTACAGTAAACTTGAAGTATCAAAATGTATTAAGAACTCCAGCTGCATACAATGCTTTGAAAAAAC